CCGCACAAAAGAAAAGCGGCCCTGGGGCCGCTTTGGTCTAAGTCACTGTTGAGGTATCAAGCAGTGTCTTTTTGTGCTTCTGAGTGCACATCAGTGCTCTTTACAGAAACTTTGGATTTGGACTTGCCACCTGTGGACAATGTGACTTTGACTTCACCTTTGCGAGCTGACTTGAGTTTGTCAGCAGTGCGAGTTGCAATAGCGTAACTTGCATCACCAGTGAACACATCCAAAGATTGCATGTATTCCAATGCCTCAATCTTTGTCATGGGCTTGGGCAACTCCATGAGATTGATGTTGGTGCATTTAGCCTTGTTGAGGATCTTGATGCGAGCCACTAGGTCGTTAGCGAAACGAGCCTTGGTAGTACCATCAGGATTAGTTGCGGTACCTGCTACGGTAAAAGTTTTGTTGTCTTGCTTAGCCATAATATGCCTTTCAAAATTGCCTAAAAGTTAAATTTAATATGCTGTAAATTACAACATACCATAATTGTAGCAAAATAGCAGTTATTGGTCAACCTTTTTTGCTACTTTTTGGAAAGTTTTTTTCAGAATCTTTCCAAAATTCTGTGCTCTTTACACATACTTTATTATAACACATGTTCCAATTATTGGTCAAGCCAAATGTGTTGTAAATTTGCGACATTCTTCTAATTCTGGGATATAATCTTTCAGATACATCTTTCTGCTGACATCTAGTTGGTCATTTAGGTCAAAGAATTTTTTGAGCGCATTTGGATCAAACTTTGGTTTGGTTTGGTAGTGAGCCAGCAAAGCGTCGATGGTGGATTTGGTGGCTCGCCCATCAGCATGATAAACACTGGTCTTGGTTATTCTTTCAAGACTGTGCACAGCCAATTCATGATTTGGATGATTGTAGGCTGATTGTATGCCATCACCGTAATGATTGATTTGTGTGTAGATGTTGATGTCAGGGAACTCTTGATCCCAGTATTCAAACAAGAGATGAAGATTGGTGACATTGTACAAACTTGGCACCATGTTCCAGGAAATGATGTGTCCCCGACGTCGCAGTTCTCGAACATTGTCCATTATTGATTCAAACTTGCTGGGCCATCTCAGATAATCGTTGACTGGGCCAAATCCGTCAAGGCTGATGCTCCAAGTCATGTTGGAAAAATTATCACACAAATCAAATATTTTACTGCTTATTTTATATCCGTTACTGCCCACACAAAAGTCAAAGTTGGTGCGATTGTGTTTGATACAATCATGTAAAAACTCCTGGAATTCAGGCATGACTGTGACCTCGCCACCTGTGACATGGATCCTGGTTTGGTCAGTGATGGCATCAACTCTGACATGATCAAATGTGCTGAATGTGTAGATCAAATCCTTGGGATAGATGATCTTGAGTTGAGTGTATTCTTTTTCAATCAAACTACTGTAGTTGGGCTGACAGTGTCGGCAAGCAAGGTTGCATCGATTGTCAAGTCTAACTTCGTAAAACATGGGGTTTTTAATGTCCTTGAGACCCTCGACGCCATCAACATCAAGCTTGGCCACCCAGTCCATGGTTTCAAACATCCTGGGACTTTCTACTCCTAGGTCTTCTAACTCATAACAGTACTTGCAGTGATCTGGGTCAATGCGGTCGCCGGTGAGCATGGCTTCTCTTACCTTGGTGTATTCGGGATCAGTTTGCCAATCACCAATGGATTCAACATCTGTGACTTTTTTATTGGTGCGCAGGCAAACACTGGTGTGGCCATGTTCGTTGGTCAACAACACCCAGGGATAGATACAAAACCCTTTTTTATCTCGTATGGTGTTTTTCCAATATTCAAGTTTTTGAACATTTTCGTTGTCGCGATACACAACATCTTTGCCCTGTTCTTCAAACTCAACCATGAGCTTGTATGTTGCCAACAAAGGTTTCCAATTACTCCAACTTGATGATGGTTGATCCAACATCACCACTGTGTCAAACGACTTGGAGATTTCCAGGATACTGCCACGGTTGATGTCCAACACTGTGGTGTGATAGTAACCGGCAACACTTGGTGTAAACAAGGGATCAGTAATCAGTCCATGATTTTGTGTGCCGTTTTCTGTGGCCAAGGCACTGGTGCGAACATCTGTGTCTACATCGTTGTTACCTAATACTAAAATTTTTTTGTTAAACATTCATTACCAACTGCTATTGTAAAATACTTTCAAACCCATGAACAATTCTGCTCGGGCATTCTTGATAAACTCAAGATCGTGGTTGCGATAGTGATCATCTGCATCGTTGCCAAAGAAGAATCCTGATGTACCAGGTAATGTGCCTGCAATAACATCAAGTTCTAATATCTCAAGATCCTCATATGTCAACTCAAGTTCAATGCCATTGAAGTTGCTGCCATCTTCGTTGCCGCCATTGCGTCGATTCCAAAGTTGTTCCATCCAGCCATGTAGGTTGGGATGTTTGCGCCAGTAAGCAATCTCACGTGGTTTTGACACAGCATTAGAAACGGTGTCCTGTTCCCAATATTCCTGTTGCTGGCCTGCCCGGGCGGCTACGTATGCATACATGTCAAGTCCCATGTTAGTTATCCTTAGAAAAGTTACTTGCTAGTAAAATATAGTACAATTTTTATCGTATTGCAACCGTTGATTGTGCACGATCACTGTGCATGCAATGTCCTATTCCACGTATGGTGTCAGCGGCCATTTGCGGGTTGTTTTCAAACATGCCGCGAATGTCTTGTTCACCAATGCCTTCGGTGGCATTAAATGTGTAGATTTCGTAGTGGCGTTGCGGGTTAAATTTTGCTCGCAACATCAAGTGTTGAGGGTTGGCATAAGCATGCCTGGGCGTTTCTTTGCCCTGTAGCTTTTCCCATGTCACACGCTGATGATCAGCAGTGATGTCAGCCACATACTCCAGGCCATTACAATCCCACATCACTAGGAATTGATGTTCTTTAAAAGATTTCTTAGACACTTTTTTTATACACTGGAATAGGCAACATCTTGTGCATGTTGCGAGCACGGATAGCACGATACTTCTTGAGTTGTGCCCGTTCTTCTCGGCCCAATTCTATAGGCAAGGTGTTGTACACATCCTGACTCTCGTGCGCATCATTGGCCATGGCCTGCTCCAATTCAGGGTAGCTCATGCCCAATTGGTCTTCGTCGGTGCGGCCATCAGTCCACAAGCCGTCTGTGGGTGGTGCATCAATGATTTCCTGTGGCAGGCCAAACTCTCGGCCCATGTCCCAAACTTCAGTTTTGAGACAGTCACCAATTGGGCTAATGTCTACACCACCATCGCCGTACTTGGTAAAGAAACCTACGCCAAAGTCTTCAACTCGGTTGCCTGTGCCCACTACAATACCACCATGACTTTGTGCAATTTGGTACAAGGTCATCATGCGCAGTCTAGCACGTGAGTTGGCAAACGCAAGGTCAACCCTTGCTTCATCTTCGTTTTCCCTACAGTAAGGTACAAGATCTTTTTCAAATGCCGAGAACACTTTGGTCAAGTCCATGCTCATATGTGTGACATTTTTGTAGCGTTCCAACAACCAGGTGGCCTGCATTGAACTGCGATTGTTCAAGGCCTTGGCTTGACGTATTGGCATTTGGACCACAATGGTTTTCAGCCCAGTTTCGGCACACAAGGCACTCACAACTGAACTGTCGATGCCACCCGAAATGCCCACCACAAGAGTTGAAATTTTGTTTTTGGTAGCATATGATCGGATCCATTTGGTGATGTTTTTACCTAATTGTTTTGACATTATTCATCTTTCTATTATAAGTGTTCTGCCGCATCATCATATCCATTGCTTATCAGTGTTCGGCGACATTCTTCAATAATTAGCTTGGCAAACTTTGCGTATGCAATTTCGCACTCTTCTGCACCCATCCACTTGGGCCAAGGGCTACCATTGAGATCAACATACATGCCTGCTTCCACTGCCAGTTGTTTAATGCGTTCATTCATTTTCGTAGGCCTTTGATATCTTTGTATTTTACACGAATATAATTGTGCCAATCTTTACCAACCTTCAAGGGCAAGTCCAGGTGTACATTGACCATGGGACCTTCTAGTTCATTTCGCATGTTGTCAGTATAAACAGTGCCCACATAAGGAATACCTTTGTAAGTACCGTCTACTCTATCGCCGACCTTGTATCGAGGTCGGGGACGGTTGGCTTCAAAGTATTCTGCTAGTGTACTCATTCGTCGAGTTCCATTCCAAAATGTCGTCTAACAGCCCTGCTGGTGTTCCAGCCTATGCCCTTATATAGATTTTGTTCAATCACTGTGGTGCATTCTTCAATGATCAATTCGGCATACTTTTCTAGTGCGGCTTCCCATATATGTCGTTTTGCACCCAAACCAAATATTTCAAGTTTACTTTCTCGTTCAAATTGTCTAAGTTGTTTGTTCATTTAAAATACCTTGACACGATTGAGTTGGGTGCTGTTGTCCCGGCATGATTTAACTGTGCCCTTGATATTTAACCAGGTTCCTACATCGTAACATTCACGGAAACTAAAAAACACTGATTGATTCTTGTCAGTGATTGCAGTTATAAAATAACAACCATAATTTTGGCTATAAACTGTACGAACTACTTCAACGTTGCAAGAGACTTTGTCACCTACTGCACCGACAAATCCGGCACTACTATCAACTCGGCTCATTGCATCAGTGACTCGACGATTAACAATGTAGCTTTGGATTTGACTGGCGGTGATGGCAATTTCTAATCTTTGAGTATCGTTGAACTCGTCTAATCCCGCGGCGCGGGACACACTTTGCTCAAAGTCATTGAGCTGTCCTTTCAATGCCTTGACCAAGAGATTTTTCTTGTGCCAGTCACGTGCTTCCTGCCCAATTTGGATGTCCTCGTTGGTGACCAATGAAGAGTTGGCAATGGCATCACGCATGATGGACTTGCTGGAACGAGCAGTGACCACTGGATTATCGTTAATGTGCTCAATACGATCCTCTTTGAGGTAAGCGCCATTGATGCGGTGAGCATAGGCTGCGGCTCCCCAGACTGCATCAGCTGTCCAGGTTTGTGTGGGAGTCTTGGCCTTTGGTGACAATGTACGACGTGCGACCCCAAAACGATAATAGGATTTATACATACCCGGCTCCTTTACTATAACAATATTGTAACAGATTTAATTTTAATAGTCAACTGATATGAAAAGGATTACGTCTACGCAAGTGAGCCATGGCGGCTGCCTTGGTTTCAAATCTGCCACTGATGGGTGTTTGATGTGCGCCACGCACAATGAACCAACCTGACAATAAACTGTTATAAACGACTTTCATTGTAATGTCTCTAATTCTGTACGAATCACAAGTTCTTGTTCCATGATCGAAATCATAATCTCGTCAAACACATTCCGACTGACCAGTGATCTGTACAATGCCAGCTGTTTTTGCAAAGCTGGCGTGGGCATAGCCTGTATGTTCTTGTGGATGTCTTTGCTCATATCAATTGCTCCAGTATGCTTCGCTGTCTACACGGCAAGCCCAGGGTGTGTCTGCATCAATTTCCACGGGCTTGCCGGTCATCAAGTTGAGCACGGTCATCCGTCGCTGTGGGGCGGTGTAAGTGATGTAATCCACAATGTTGAGTTGGTCTTCGCTCCAACCAGCCTTGTTGCAGAGACGAGTACGAGTGGCTCTGGCTGCACCAAAAGTTTTGTAGGCCCGGGTTTTGTTGGGACCGTCTGTAACAATGAGTCCGGTACCTTTGGCAACAATTACGTATGACATATAAATTTCCTTTGTTTCTTACTATACTTCTATTATAGCAAAACCGCCAATTCTGGTCAACCAGAATAGTGTTGCGTTTTTACAACAGCCCCACGCTTTTCTTGATTTGGTAACGAGCAATCTTCTCATCAAAGTACATGCGAACGCCTTCATTGTAGGGACTTGCTACCACAATCTCACCCATCTCTGCGGCCAACAACTGGGCAAAGCGAGTAAGAATGCTTTGAGTGTCTTCGCTTTGATCCATGGGATCTCGGTCCAGAATTTCTTGATAATCGTTGATGATTTTTTGTATGTTTTGATGTATCATTTCCAACTCCTTTTTAATTACTATACAAGTATTATAACAAATTGGGTGTTTCTGGTCAACCAAATTCTGGTGTTGTTTTTATGCAACAATCACAGCTCAATGGCCCTACGGAACACAATTTCTTGACGTGCAAACGCCTGTATTTCCCAAGGTTGATCTAGATACGGGTGCTCAGTGGGGTAAAACTTGCCCTTCCACTTTTTACCTTTGGGGGTCACTTGCAAGGTGCCATTGGCAAATTGTGCTACATGAGTGAGCTCGTGTGCCAAAGTAATTCCCAAATTTAAAATGTTTTTAGTGGGCTTGAGCACAACCAAAAAGGTGTCAATGCCCAGCAAAGGCACAGTGGTGCCGTGTTCTTCAATGTCACGGTCTATCTTGATCATCAGCAGTCGTCGACTGCGATCAAGTCCCAGTTGAGTCATCATGCTGGGTAAAATAGCCTCAATATAGCGTCGGGTTTTGGGACCAGCTTCGATGTGATATTCCATGACAGCCTTTTTAATTACTATACAAGTATTGTAGCAAAATGGGAGTTATTGGTCAATCATTTATTTCTGCGACTTTTTTAAGCAGAAAAATGTGGCGTCGGCATTGTTGCGAAAATACAACACTAGTTTTGTGGCCGACAAACGTCCTTTTCTGCGCCAATCTGGCGTGTCAAGTAAACGATAAAACCAACGGCGACCGGATTGGGTGCCAGATGGTCCAAATAAATCGTGTGCCAATTCTGTGTCGGTATTCTTGTAAGAATACAAGCCGCAGTCAATTCGTGTGGATTTCATTTTTAAAATAGTTGTAATGGTTATCTAAATTCCAAGTAGCAGTGTCAACTGCCACGCCATCATGAGTTGTCACAGTAATGCCCAACTCTTGATATCTTTTCCAAAACCAATAAATGTCAGGTGTAGTACTGCCTAACCGAGTAGAGTTCAACTTTCGATGTTTGGTGGCACTCAAGCGACATGTTGGAATATTCAGTGCTTCATCAACAGTGAGACGATCAAACAACAACAAGTCACGAGCCACAGAAGCAGGAATCACATGCTCAAACTCGGTCTTGGTACCATGTGCTAAACCTGTTTCATAATAGTGAGCACCAATGTTTTCTTTGATTGAGTAGCCATGATACCTGCGCAACAACACATCAATCATGTCGCGGATAAGACGTGCAGTTTGATCTTCTACTTTGAGTTGCCGATACATTTCAACATAACGTTCAATCTCGCTTCGGCAAAAATTGTAAGTGGCATCATAGCTGGCACCACCACGTTTGACTGGTGTGGGTTTCTTTTGTGCAAACCCACCAACACGTTCCATTAGTGTTTGCATATTAAAACATGTCCTTGGCATCTGGTGTGTAAACGCTGAATGGCATCTTGGGAAACTTGAAGCCCGTTGGTTGTTGTGGTGCCCAAGTGGTATGCATTTGGTGCCAAAAGAATGCAATACCTTGTGGTGTGTTCTTGCTGTTGCGTGGTGGATCAGTCCAGTCTGTCTTGGGACGATGGCGGTTGTGCTTGTTCCAGGCATTGACATTGGCTTGATGGCATTGTTCCCAATACGGGCCTTTGGCATCAAAGTTGGCATCAAACAAGTCAATACAATGTTGTGCCAGGTCTTCAATCTGTGCATCTGTGTATCGAATATCTTGTTGTTCGCACAGGTTCAAGAACTCAATAATGATGGGAATTTCCTTAGTGTTAATGGGACGTTGCTGAATGCCCACTATGTACCGTCCATATACTGAGAACTGGCGTACCACTTCTACACTGGCATCATTAAGTTCGTTGAGACGACTAATAGCACCTGCTTGGTCAGTGTCGTTGAACTTTTCCGCAGTCAAAAACATGTCTGCGTTTTTGATGTGTGTCCACTTGGCGTGCGCATCTACCCACTCAGGTTCGTTGGCATTGTCCACTTCAACACCATAGATCATCTGTATAAAGATGTCAATGATATCCAAGGGTTTTTTGCCAGCGTTCTTGCCCACTGTGGTGTTGTTGTTAATAAAGTTACTACGAAGCTCACCACGACTTGCAATGTCGTAGATGTTGATGGGGACTTCAATGTCTTCAAAATTTTCCACAAGCCCGTGCACAGCAATCAAATACAAAGCAATCGAGGTGTGCTGTCCATCCCACCCACCCCATCCGCCGTTGGGTGTGGCATACACCTGAATGGGTTGTGCTTGGTATGCACGGAAGTTGGTGATGATGGTAAGAATCCACTGCAAGTTGGGTTCACGTTGCATGGTGGTGTCAATCACAATGTCTTTGAGCTTGCCCATGAGACTCTTGCACATACGAAATTTAGAGCGGTCGTTGATGCTTTTGAGTCCAGGGTGATTGCGTTTGAATGCCTGCAAGGCCTTGGTTAGTTTTGCTTGCCAGTTGCGCTGAGCTTGCAGTGGCAATGCTGCCACGGTGTCATTGTAACGCTGAACAAGGTCAACTAGATTTGATGCTGAATTTGTGTAGCGGGCGTTTCGCGTGGCCGCATAATTTGAAGTGGCAGTTGCCATTTGTGTTTCCTTAGGTTCGTAACCACATAGCTTGTTGACACCATGTCAATGTTGCTATTTTTAGGTTAGCCGGTATAAATCTTGTACCGTATGTGTATTATATGCGAAAATCCCGATTGTTGTCAACCGGGATTTGGTATTTTGGATGTTGTATTTTTACAACACTCTTACTGCTACTTTTTGGTGTTTAGACACACGACCAATGTACTCGTATGCAACCCCGTACTTTCGGCAGTGCTCTTGCCAGGCACGAAACTCATCCAACTGCCAACCAGGATAGTTGATGTATTCATCAAACACAATCACAGTGCCAGGTACAATGTTGTTTTTTAAGTTGTTTAAAATTGTCACTGTGCTGGAATACAAATCGCAGTCAACATGCAATAATGCAATTGGCTCCGGATGTTTCTCAACAAACCCCGGCAAGGTTTCGTTAAACCATCCCACAACAAGTTCACAATTTTTGCGCACCCGAGGCAAGTGATCTCTGGCAAAAAATCCCTTGCGCATCCTAGAAGTCCAGTCCTCAGGGAGACCATCAAACCCATCAAACCCATACACAGTTTTGTGCGGCAACCAATAAGCAAACTGATTCAGGGTTCGTCCGGTGGCTACACCAAATTCCAACACTTGTCCATGTGCCAACAATCCTCGATCCAGTTGCGTGGTTGCAATCCATTCATGTAAATCATAGTCGGTGTCAAAGTTGGGCACAGCTCGCATGTGCTCTAGCACATAACAAGCCGACTCTTCACTGGCCAGTCTTACCGCAGTAAACTCGGTGTCAATGACATCAGTGTACAGTCCCAGTGATTGTTTTTGTGCTTGAGTGGGCTGTGGGTAACGCCACCACTCTTCGATTCTATCTAAAAGTCTATGTAAGTTCATCTAACAAGTGTAACAGATTATTTAAAGAAAATCAACACCATAAGACTACTTTGGACAATGAATCCCAAGGCAATGGTCACAATGTTTAGGAAATTGCGTTGTACCACTGCTTGTGCAAACATAGCAGTTAATCCGGCCCAGGTCAACAGCACCATGTCTACACTGGGCATCTTGTCGCTGAGACCAGTGAGCACAGCAATCAATGTTGGTAATGTTGCTGAATGAAACAACACCACTGCCAACCAACTCAGTGTAGCCGCTGAAATGGGTGCAATATAAGATTGAATAGAGGTAACTGTTTTTTCAATGTCAAAGTTTTTCATTTAGATATCCTTGTAAAAAATATGGCGACCAATCTTGGCCACTTTGCGTTTGTTCCATTGCGGGTTAACATAGTCAGCATGATAATACAATGCATCCTTGAGCTCGGGTAGACGGAACCCATCAACCATCACCATCTTTGCGGCTTCTTCACTTTCAAGCCAAAGCTTTTTGTGGATGGGCCGAGTCTTGAAATTCTGCTCACAGTACCAACTAAACTGGCACAGTACTTGTTGGTACACTATGTTTTTTTGGTGAACAACTTGACATGGGTCATTGGGAAATTTTCCACTCTCCACACGGTTCATCACCACTTGTGCCACAGCCAGTTTGCCTTCAGCGGGTTCGCTGGCAGCTTCCCAGTAGATGTTTTGAGTCATGCATTGCAGTCGGCGTTCTTTGTCTTTGGCGGCTGCTTTAAACTCACTGATAGTGGACACTGTGCTGACATCAAAGTCGGCCAGGCGGCTTAGTTTGTTTTGGGTCACTGCATTAATCAGTGTTATGCCGAAAGTGGCAATTATTAAAAACACCACGGTGTGTAGTGATAATCTAATATATTTTTCCATTGGTTTCTCCTTTGTGTTAGTGTGCTTGCGCACACCAAGGGCCCGAAAATATACAAAAACTCTTGTGATTTTTACGAACGTAAGTTTATGTATGCGGAAACTACATTGTAATATATGTACTTTTCTAGGTCAAGCGATTTAGATAACTAACACCATTTTAGTGCAAACGCTGTGCAATCCAGGCTGGATTTAAAATAAAAAACATATCGTCCAGGACGATGTCCATCACTGGCATCCACTAACTGCCAACGCCATTCGCTGACCATTTCAGATTTGCACCATTCCAGCATGGGCTCTAGTACTCCCCAGGGCTTGCTCACTGTTTGAACATGGGGCCAGGCGGCAAGCAATTCATGCTTTATTTGATATTCTTCTTGCTCAAGTGATATCATTGGGTTGGTGTATTTTCCTCAGCATGTCGGCAACTGTGATATTTTTGCCCAGCATGCGTTCATAATTATGTATTAGACTTTCGGTGTAGTCCACATAATTTTCAATGTGCAAATCGGGTATGTCGGGTAAATCTTCTGAATACAATTTATCATATCCCATCAACATACTTGCCCAGTTCCATTGATTAAATGCTGTTTCACCTGGTTTCAACCAGGGCTGAGACAACAACTCTTTGATTTTTTCCGAAACTTCCTTGGAGGCATTAGCATCATGTACATCAAGCCAATAAGCAGTGTCCCGGCGTTCATTCAATGCATAGTGGTACACTACAAAATTTTTCATGTGCAACAAGAACTTTTCAATCACTCGGTCATGCATCCTAATCAATCCGGCGTCAATGATACTATTGTTTCTCTTGTACAATTCCACAAATTTAACCACAGTTGAACAAGTCACCATGATGGATGTGGCTTCCAAGGGTTCAACAAAACTTTGACTCAACCCATTGGCCACAACATTTTTTATACTGCAATGCTGTTGTCTGCCACCAACAAATTTGATTTGTTTGGCTGGCTCCCAGTTGTGCCCTTGTTGTTTCCAGTATTTTGTCATGTGATCAACTGCCTGATCATCATTGATGTATTGGTCAGAGTACACATACCCAGAACCAGTATTTTGCCATGTGGGTATGGTCCAAATCCAACCCACTGGTTGAGCATGTGCTACAGTTGTTGCATTGTCAGAATTTCTGCCTACAACTCGCCCAAACACCGCGGCGTTGTTGACTAGTTTAGAATAAGGTTCCCACTTGGTGAGTTTGTCAATTAACAGTCTTTTAAATCCAGTACAGTCAAAATATAAATCAGCAGTTATTGTGGTGCCATCCTTGAGCAACAAACTTTCAATTCCTTGTTCGCCTATCCTAACATCGGTAACGGTGTTAATTATTTCTTGATACTTGGTTGGGTCTGTATTGCGTCGAAGGCTATTGCCAAAATTAAATGCATCAACATGATAAGCATAACCGGGGTATCTACTGATGTTGGCTTGACCAAGTTGATTAAATGGGCTGAGTTTTTCATGCCAGAGAAAATGACTAGCCCCTTGACTACGATTAAAAAACTCACTACCTGTTTTATAGTGTTTGAGAAAATATTCTACGCTGGTAAGTTCTTTATCTACCAAACGTTTGCCATTCTCAAATGGTGCACGAGTCCAATTTTGATGTGGAAGTAAGTCGTCAAAACAATGAAACCATGATGATCCTGGACGATTCCAGTCCGTGTAGTGGACTCCGTATTTAAATGTAGCATTGGCATCACGCATCCAGGTAAACTCATCAACCCCACAGGTTTCTGCCACATGTTTTATAGTTGGTGTTGTACTCTCTCCAACTCCAATTGGATCAACTTCTTCACTGTGAATTATTGTAAACTCGGCATCCACTGTGGCAACTAGATACGCCAGCGTTATCCATCCAGCTGTGCCTCCACCTACCACACATATTTTGGGTTTTTTGTTTTCAATCATTCTGTATATAGTATTTTAATATGTGCTTATGACAATAATCAGTGCGATCATCATGAAACAAAATATTATCAGTTATGTTGAACTGATTACAAAAGGCCTGACCATAACGTTGATTTTTAAGTGCTTGAAATATGTAACTGCCTCTCCAGGTGCTGTAATCCATGTTAGATATTTTTTTGTTGTTTTTAACCAGGTCAGTTTGATTGTAATTTCTTAGCAAGGCTGCAAGCATATTGTAGATGAAGTTGTGTAATTAAATGAAATATTGTTGAGATTGAAGTCAATCCCACAGGCCTTGATAGTATTTGCCAAACAAGCGGAAGCCATTTTGAATACGGTCTTCTACCTTCTTCATGCCTTCATAATCACACTTGTATGTGTCTTTAGGACCGTGCGTCATTTGGTAATGCTTGTGCTCACCTTTAGGCACTTCGTTGCCATCCTTGTCCACAGGAATCCATAGTAGGTCATGTTCTCCTGAACGATAAGCATCTTCCCAAGAGTCGTCGACTTTGCAGTTAAACGCAAAGATCATCTCGTCCATGACCCAGTCCCAACGCAGGAAGTGATTGTCATCTATGTCCCACTCATTTTCTTTGGGTGGTGCGGCTGTGCTACGTAGGTGTTCAGGCACATCTTCGTCATCTACCAAGGGACTACCATGTTTGGTTGCTTTGAGTTGTTTGAGCATGGGCAACACAATGTGAGCCAAGGTATGATCCATGCTCCAGGTATCCCAGTAGTCAATCTTCACATAGTCAATCTTGGGATGAATTCGATCCAGTACCCACATAATACCCTTGCTGATGGGTTCTAGTCGATCACTCCACTTTTCGCACCAGTCCGGGCGTTCTACGTAGGCAGACTTTACTCGGCCTTCGTCTTCCAGGGTTTGCTGAAGTTTCCAGCGAGCGCACTTTGACCAGTCTGTCCAGAAGAACATGTAATCCAACATGGTGTAAGGTGAAATCCAGTGATCTCGATATTTGCCAATGTAAACTTTCATTTATTACCTTGTTTTAAATCTCAATTTGGGAAAGGCCAGCTATTGCTGGGCTGGGGTCGAGATTTTAATTTAATATTTTCTTCAATAATTGTGCCATCGTCTTTGCATAAGTCAATTTGGTAAGGCTCATAAATGTGTACAGCAGTATCTTCTTCTTGCCAATTATGTTCACCGTCAAACAACCAACCAGCACCACCTTCGTAGTAGAGTTCCTTTAATTCCTGTTGCTCTAATTCTGGAATGTCATCGCTGAACTCCCATTCGATGCTAACACTGTCATCAAACTCACAGCCCCAACCCGCATCAGTTTTGGCATAAGCAACTTTATCACCTTCCCAGGGGAGGTTACAGTCCATGTCTTCTTCAATAAAACCTTGTCCCCAACGATAGGTTTCGTCAATGTTAAACCAACTTGTAGTGCCATCAGAGTTTTCACGGAACATTTCTACATGATAGACAATGCTTTTCTTTTCCAGCGGTTTGATGAGATATACTTTAGTCATAGTGCACAAAATCGTAAGATTTCTCAAAGATAGGACCATCACAAATATAAAGCTCACCATCGATGCCACGCATCAGGTAGTCACCGGGTTTGCCTTGCTTGTAGTTGCCTTCCAAAGTATTTACACGGAATTCTTCGTTGATCTGTTTAGCATGCACTACAATAGGTCGCTTGACGCAGGCCCCCATGGCTTCAACTTGTTCAAATGTGTCAAATGTTTTCATTCTTCTTCCTTAAAGTCTACAACGTTTCCATCTTCGTCTGCAATGATGATACGTACATTGCCGGCTTTGTCTTCAATTTCAAGTGGTCCCCACACCCAACATTCTGTGTCGCTTAGGTACCAGTCGCCATCACCATCTTCTTCTAGTGCCCAGGCACCTTCTTCTTGAATGAGTTCACGCAGTCGTTCTGCTTCTTCTTCATCCCCAACTTCGATTTCAACATCTCCCCAGCACCCGCCATCAAACATTTCAACCATCTCAGTGCTGTCAATATTGTTGCCGACTAGACTAAACAAGTCTACACTATCCCGTTTACCATCGCCACCTGGTACTTCATCAAATTCAAATTGCGGAAACTCATCATCAGTGGTTTCAATTGTAAACTCTGCACGTCGAAATCCATCACGCACAAGAATTTTATCATTGTTTTTGCGATTGTAGAAATATTCATGCTGTTCGCAAGATTTTTTATAGTGAGTTCTAATAGTCCATGTTGCCATGATTACTTCCTATCGCCAAACAACTGCAACAAGTTTAAGAACAAGTTGATAAAGTCCATGTATAAAGTTAGTGCGCCACGTACTTCTGCAACATCACTGGCTTCTACACTAAGCTCTTCACGGATCTTCTGTGTGTCGTAGGCAGTGAGGCCAAGGAAGATAATGATGGCTAGGGCGGAGATCACCATCTGCATCACGGTGCTGCCAATAAAGATATTAACGATACTGGCAATGCAGATGGCGATCAAACCTACAATCATAAACTTGCCCAGGCTGTCTAGGCTCTGTTTGGTAAAGTAACCATACCCGCTCATGACACCAAACAACACTGCCGCACCCATAAACGCTGAGACAATACTACCCATGGTAAACACCGCAAAGATCATTGCAAAACTCAAGCCCATCAAGGCCGCAAAACCATGTAGGCAAAGTTGTGCCATTTGTTTAGTAGGGCTTGCGTTTAGTAAAATAGTAACTACAAAAATTGCCACCAATGGAGCAAAGATCACAATCCACTTCATTACACCTGTAAAAAAGAATTGTAGTAATTCTGGGCTAGTGCCCACAAAGTAACTGACAATCATTGATACAATAACTGCCAGACTCATGTGTCCATACACACGACCCATTGCTGAGTTAATTTCACTGGGAGAACGATATGCAATTCCACCTGTATAAGTTGTTCCAAACATATTAATATTCCTTTTAAGTTTGTATTTTACTAGGTTCAAGTTTCTTGGTCAAACTCCAAGAACCATTTCCTAGATCTTCCCAAGACAACACATCACCTTCTTGCCAACCAGCGGCTGCAAGCAAATCTTCTGGGAATTTGATAACAGCATCACCAGTTTCGGGATCTTCTTCTATGTCCAATGTCCACTTAGTTGTCATTGTTTAGCCTAAAAATTATGTTAGTTAGTGACCATGGCCTTGAATTTTTGCATGACATTGGGTTCTCCCGCAATCACCTGAATGTGTGCATCGGGCATGCGATAATTTAAATGTGCCAAGAGTTCTTGTGAGGTACTACCTTGGGCCAAGAATTCATTTTTGTCAACTGTGTAGACATAGAATATGCCATCAATTTCTTCTATCTTGGCCGGTATTGGCACAGACACATCGGGCTCCAACCGAGAGTCCTGGATGGCACGAATAATAGCATTGGTGTACCACCAAACAACCAAATAAAAACCAAACACTCCAGCTAGTAACCCAAATATAAATTCCATGTTAGGACTCCGTTATTTTATTGTATTTAAGATATTCTTCATTATGGATCCATTTGTTTTTGACCAGAAAACCCCATTCTCGTTGCTTGGGTCCGGGCATAAACAATGTCCAGGCTGTGATGTCGGGGTCAAGTTCAATGCGATGGTACGAACTAGAATTACACACACGGAAGTGTCCAGGACCACGCCAATGACACATTTCGGCAATTTTTTTGCCAGCACTGTCAAACACCGGCACCCATTCATAGTACCCACCTTTTAAAATCAAAGTGGCATAGGGCCAGGGATGATCATGCACATCATCAGGATCTGATTTTAAAAATTTGTGTACAAATACATTGAATGGAAACCACTTGCGATCTTTGAGAAAAACATAGTAGCGTTCTAAATAAGGCTCATCATCTTGCCTATCCATGATCACTCTATGTCTACCAAGTTGGGTAAGAAGTCTTTTAATCATGTGTTTATTATACAGGATTGTGAATTTGCAGTCAAACAAAAAGGTTGCCAATGTGACAACCTTTTTGAGATGTGTTCGGTTTGGGCCGAACAGCGAGGGGTTTAGACTAGGCCCATGGCCAATGCTTTGTAACCAGCAGCCACTACTTTGCGGCTGGGCTTACCCAAAACATACTCGGTAACATTGACACCGTTGCCAGCTTTGCGTGTGTTTGCATACACTGCAAAACCATGCTGGCGAATACGGCTGGCTTCGGCAGCCAAATTACCTACACCAAAACGCTTCTTGGCTTCGCTGGATGTAAGGCTTTCACCTTTCTGCAATGCAGAAAAAACCTTGTATGTCTTTGTTTCTGGGTTCATAAATTTCATAAAATTTCCTTTAAAAGTATTTCGATGTTGTTTGCATCGTGCTGTAATTATATGACGTTTGTTGAATAATAGCAATGGTTTGTGTTGCCAAATTGTTGGGTAGTTTATCCATTTAATTTTGCTTGCCAGAATTCACTGGTCTGGAACCAGTTGTAGTAGGCCATGAATCCTTCTTCAACATCAACTTGGGGGTCAAATCCCAGATCCATACGTGCCGCATCAATGTTTAGTGCGCCACGGCTGGGAAAATCCAAGTCACGGTCACGCAAGTTAATTGTGCCTTTGCCAACTATTTTTACAATCATCCCGGCAGCCTCTGACAGACTAACTGAGTGACTTTTGGTGATGTTATAAGTTCGGTTAATGGCATTTGGTAACACCGCGGCTGAAACAATGCCGTCGGCGGCATCATCTACATAGGTAAAGTCCAGGGTTTCTCCGGCTCCGTTGACATTCAATGTGCCATTTTGCATGGCAGTTAGCATGAATTTAGAAACCACTCGATCTTCCACATCAAGCGGACCATAAACTGCGCTGGGTCGGAGAATTGTGTAATTAAAGAATTTTCTACGTGAATAATCTTTGACCAACCATTCACCGGCAAGTTTCATAATACCATATTGTCCCTGTGGCTTACAGATTGCATCCTCGGTCACATCATCGGTGAAATCACCGTACACCATGCTTGAACTTAGATAAACAAATCGTTTGACCCCGTGATTTTTGGAAAGTTCACAGAGATTTAACAGTCCTTCCATCATGGTTTGTGCACCCAGGGTTGGATTGGCATTGACAACTTTTTGTCTTGGAAAGCTGGCTAGATGAATTACTACATCAAACATGTGTCGTTTGAAAATGCTTTCTATGTTTTTTGATGCAATATCCATGTCATATATCATGGTTGTTTCTATTTTTTTCCTACGCTCGTCTGTGAGGTATTTTATTTCAGCAGGATCTAAAATACCATAATTGGTTCGGGTATCCACCACAACCACCGAGTGCCCTTGCTTTTCCAACCGACTGACTACATTGTGTCCAATCAATCCAAGCCCGCCTGTTACTAAAATGCTTTTTTGCATGTGATCTCCATTGCATATTTGTTTATCTACTAAACCTGCACGACATAAAATATCCATGTAGATTCTGAGCTAATACATGTATTTTAACACAAAGTTAAACATGGCACAACTTTTTTTTGGTAAATATTCTAAAGGATCAATTATGGGATACGTCAAAGGTATAGACAACAAAGCCAGAACAGTTAAAAATTCGCTGGAAGGGCAAGTGGGAGATATTGCACTGAATGAAGGCACGTTCAACCAACTTGTTGTGAATGGAAATGTTGCGATTAGTGGGTATGTTAGTGGCAACGGGTACGCATTGACCAGTGTCAATGCATCAAATGTATCTGGAACTGTTGCCAATGCCACTTATGCTGGCTCAGTGACTGCAAACGCACAAGCCAATATAACCTCCCTGGGCACATTGACCAGTTTATCAGTTACTGGTAATACCACAGTTGGTAATCTAACCTCAAACACTTTGGCCACGCTTGGAAACATCACTGCTGTGAGATTTGCTGGAAACGGCCGAACACTTACATCAGTTGTGACCACAGCCAACACTGCCTACAATGTGGTCAAAGGCACATCCACCAGCATTGACAATATATCCTTGCAAGTGGCCGCAAACGGGTTGCCGCAAATTTCTGCTGTAACTTCAAATATATCTACATTTTGGTCTGTGGTGGCAGTGTTAACCGGGGGCAACACCACTTCTACCAACACCGGTGGCACCGCCAATGTGGGGGTTTGGACTGATATTGGAGCATCAACTCTGGGCAGTGGTGGTGATACCATAACAGCAGTGATACAGGATCAAACCGGAGGCCACATATATCGTGGCACCTTTGTGCAAACAGCTGGACCAGGAAATGCTTCAGTTATAATTGAACGAATGATGTAATTTAGACATCACTTAGATGATGATCAATTTGTTGTTTGATCCAGGCATAAGTTTTTACTAGCCCTGTTTCTAAATCTTCATTGGGCTGCCAACCAATCAATTGGTTGATGAGTTGGTTGTCACTGTTGCGTCCCATTACACCTGTTGGGCCAACAATGTTGTTGATGGCGATGTGCTTGCCAGCCATGTCGGCAATCAACAGCACAAGATCATTGATGCTGATCATGCGTGTGCTACCTAAATTAACCGGAACCTTGCAATCACTATTCATGATGCGATCCATGCCTGACAGGCATTCATCGATGTACAAGAAACTACGAGTTTGATTACCCGGCCCCCACACATCTACCACACCTGTGCTTTGAACTACTTTGCGACACAGGGCCGCAGGTGCTTTTTCTCGACCATTGTTCCAGGACCCTTGAGGACCAAAGATATTGTGTAAACGAGCAATACGTGCTTCAATGCCATGGTTGCGAGCGTAGCTCATGTACAAGCGTTCGCTAAACAACTTTTCCCAACCATACTCACTGTCTGGTGCCGCTGGGTAAGCACTGTCTTCAACCAATAAAGGATTGTCTGGGTCAAGCTGATTGTGGGCTGGATAGATGCAGGCACTACTGCTGTAAAAAACTTTCTTGATGTTCTTTTTACGCATTTCATCCAAGACATTTAAATTGATCATGGCCGAGTTGTGCATGATATCAGCATCATGCTCACCGGTAAAAATATATCCAGCGCCGCCCATGTCAGCCGCCAGTTGATATATTTCGTCAATGTCTTTGGTTATGAGCTGTGCCACTGACAGTGGACTACGCAAATCAGTTTGAAAAAATTTATCAGCTATGGTTTCATTGTAGGGTGGGTATTTTAAATCAGCGCCAATCACATAATGACCTTGTTGCTTGAGATAATTGACAAGATGATTTCCTATGAATCCCCCGGCCCCACACACTAGTATTTTTTTCATTTTAATCTTTCCGATTCGGCGTGTATTTAAACAAGATTATTACCGGACCGGCAATTTGATGTGTTTACAGTCACCGCGGAATTTGAATCCCGAACAAGTACAAGTAAGATTTCCGTGTTCTTCGGTGACTGTGTAAACATCACCGCGACTGCCAATCACTTGCCAGGATTTACCGACTGCAACCTCTTCTGCCCCAAAATTCCAAGAATTAGGCACTTCCACAAACTTGCGGCCACGGGTATCAATACGGATGGGTTTTTTAAATTTAAATGGTGTGCCGGTGCCATCTTGGACATAGGCAAACATTTTGCCACGACTGTCATCTACAAAATAGACATGATTGCGAGCAGCCGGCTCGGTCCACTTGGTGACTTCTTTGAGAACTTTCATGTTGACTCCTATTAATAGTATTCTACTATTGTACTGCAACTATCATTTTTGGTCAAGATAAAATGCTCTGCATCCCCCGGCGGTAATTATAGTACAGAAAGATATGACGCTATCATACCCCTCACACGTACCTTCCACCCGCTTCCCGACAGGGACCGTTCTCGCATTGCCAGCGGCCTTTTGGTTTAAAGACTACCACCCGTAGTTGTCACACTACTTCTCATCCTGTGGGTCACAGTATCCGACGACACTCGGAACGTTTGGTTTGGTGTTTGTACTCTCGTTTCAACCACCATTTGTATTTTTTTATGTATTCTTCAAGACGTAGTTCATCATCTTTGTGCAACAGACGTTCTTCTCTGTTCTCAAGCCAGAGACGCTGACACCAAAGTCTAAAATTACTAATTGGTGCCATTGTTATTATGCGGCCTCTAACATGTTGGCCGGCACTCTCCATTGAGCAAAGGTATGACCGTTTTCACTGATGGTCACATACTTGATGGCCACTTTGATCACAGTACCTGTGATGGTGCGACCACGTTTGGTGCTGTAAAACTTAACCGAAGACCCTGGAGAAAATTCACGTTTCTTTTGTTGAGCTAGTTGTGCCCGGGCATACCTGATGGCATCACCGATACTGACAAGCTCATCATTGGTGAAAGATCCAGCAATGATTGCACTATTGATTTCCTGAATTGTAGTCATCTTCTGCTCCGTTGTGTATGTTACTATTCTTTAGACCCAGCTGTCAACCATCATGACGGGCTGTTTGAGCACTCGTTTAACAAAGTCCTCAGGCTCGTCGTCTGCACGTACCAGCACAAAGCCCATGCTCTCTACCAAGTCTACACTGCATACTTGCAAGTCCACGCCTGCGGCCTCAAAGGCAATGTTCATTTTGGTAAGGGCATACTTAACGCCTGCGTCAAATGCCGCATACTCGCCTTCACCTATGTCTTCTCTATCGTAGCCCTGGTCTTCCATGG